AGATTTGCCCATTCAAGACATTCAAGAATTACTCCATTCATGCCATTCATCGCATTCAAGCCATTCAAGCCAAAAACAAAAAATCCAGGATTTTGATTTTTTATTTCAATTTTTGATTTTTTGCTTTTTAAAAATTAAATAATTTATTTAATCTTTTTTAGTATTTTTAAAACTTGATTCAATTGTTTTTTATCAAGTTTTTTAATCTGATCTAAATTAATAGATTTTTGAAATAAGTTGTTTATGTGATTATTCATTTTTTTAAACATTTAAAAGTACATTATTTTTTGTGTTGCCATGTGCATTTATAACAATATCGGCCTTACTTCCATTACATAAATTACAAGTATTGCAATTAGTCTTATTACCTTTTTCTACACTAGCCATACAATGTATAAAGTTTTTAGGATCTTCTACACTTTCATGTTTGACGTAAAAACATTTAAAACCTAAACTGCTAGCTTTTAAATATTCTTCAAAACTATCTACACTTGCCATAAATAAACCTTTAAAACGTATCCCGAAATAATTTTTCCATTGATGAGTGTAGCCAGTATGGTTTTTACATACATCAATCATTTTTTTAACCATATAGAGCGGAATAAGTGAAGGATCTCCACAACTTCCAAATCTTATAGACTTATTTCTAAATATCTCATAATTTCCATTAAAATAATCATATCTATTATTTTTATATGCTCTATATACATTCAATGGAGCATGAAACCACTTGACGTAACAAGAATTGTTATTATAACCGGCGTGTTTACAGTTACCGCAAACTGTCTCACCATATTCTTTTATTTTAAATGCCTTATGAGGTTCAATACCATCGTATAAAATCCAAGTTTGAAGCATATCCCCAGTTTTTTCATTCATTGTTTTTACATTCAAACCTGTTACAATAACAACTATTTTTTTATTATTTATAAGGCTTTTGCCTTTAAATAAAATTAATCCATTCATGATAATTTTTAATTTTTGGAAGGTTAAAAGTATTTGAAAAAATACTTTTATTTAAGGATGTTTAAAACATCCCTAAATGAAAGTATTAAAAAAATAAATTTTTATTATCTTCTAGTTCAGTTATTAACCCGTCAAAGTCTTCACTAGGTGGTAACACTGTTAAAAGTGCATTAACTTGTAGTACTCCATACTCAGACTTTAAAAAATTTATATATTCACTTCTACTGTTAAATCCATCCTCTAAATATCTATCTAAAGGGATAGTTCTTTCTTTATCAATAAAATTCATTTTTAATAATCCTCAGGAAACATAATACAAGTATTGTTATAATCCATTTTTGAATAAGTTTTTAAGTCCATTTTATCTTCTGTTAGTCCGTATCCAACTGTCATAATCCATATCTTACGGCCAGTAGATAATTTATAGACTCCTAATAAACTACCGCCATCCTGATTTTTTATTGTCTGGTTATTAGTTTTAACGGAATCACTCTCAACTATCCCCCAATCACCCTTAAGAAATTTGTTTTGAAAAATTTGTACAATTACTTCATCAATTAATGAAGGATTCAAGCCTATGTAATTAGTTAATGCACTTGAATAAGTGACATAACCAAAATTAGACTCATTTAATTCTTTTGTTGGTGTTGTTGTCATTGTAAAAAAATAATATGTTTACAATAATATGATATCAAAAAATAGTTTATATGTAAGGTATTAATTAAGACATTCAATAAAAAAGACATTCAATTTTTGCATTCATTTATGTATTCAGTATTTTTTTTGAAAAAAGTTTTCCACAACCTGGACAAATTCTCAATAGTAAAAATTATTGAGAATAGGTAATTAAAAAAATAACCCTAGATTTTTCTAGGGTTATTAATTTTTAAAAAGGTTCCTCTGTATCGGTTAAGTCAGCAACTAAAAAATTTAATTCTTTAGTTGCTTTTATTAGTTCGTATTTTTTAATTATTTCTTCTTTTAATTCTCTAAATGTTTCTATATGCTGTAAGTCCTCGATATTTTCGAGAACTTCAGCAACTTCAGCATCAGATAAATTAAGAAATAATTTTAATTCTAAATAGTTTGAATCCATAATTTTAAAGTGAATTAATAATTTTTTCAAGTTGATTAGTCCGAGCATCCAAGCGATTATATAAAGTTGAAATAATCGCATATGATTGCCAGCTTAGTAATAAGAATGCAATTAATAAAAGCTTAGTTCTCATTGTTTTAATCCTCGAAAACTTGTACAAATTCAAAACCCGCACTTTTTAAATTGCGGATGTGTCTTGGAAGTAAGGTTAATGTATTTGTTAAACCTAAAATCCAAAAGTCAACTTCATTTTTTAAATAAATGTTTTCGTTACCGTAAACATTCTTTTTATAAAATTGAATTTCTTTTTTAATAGTCATAATTTTTTTGGAAGGTAAAAAGGAAGGAAGCAAAAGGAGAAATTAATTCTCCTGATGCTCTTTTTTGTATGGTTCGGAATCTGGAAGACCAACAAGAATTTTTAAAAATTTTCTTGGCTTCGGATTCTTTTCCCACTTGTAATCTCTAGATAATCTCATATAGACTATCTCACCCTCATTTATAACGAAGGAAGGAATCTTGTTGATTGCCTTGAGTATTCTCTCAGTGTGCTTATCCATATTAAAAGTTTGGCTTGATTTCTATAATTTTCCAATGATTAAAATTTGCAAGTTTTGCGGCGTAATCAATGGCACTATTTTTATTTTTAGTTTGAATAGTGAAACTTTTAAAGGGCGCTAACGGGTTATTTTTTGTTGTTTGATAAATAACCCTATAGCCATTTTGGATGGTCATAAGAAAAAGGAAGGTTAAATTTTCTAGATTCTGTTTTTAGATTTCCTTTTGTTGTTTTCTGATCCACAATTATTTCTAATTGATTAGCAGTAAACGGATTTCTAAAAACGATTAGCTCAAAAATTGGCAATAGTACATGCCCATTCTTTAAGCTGATAGCATCCTACACCCTAAGTGATATTAAAGTCAAGTTTATTAACAAATATTTCTAAGTCCACTGAGGATCGCTTCAGAGAGGCGATATTTTCTAAGGTACTATTACACCTAAATGATATTACAGTGCTATTAGAAAGGCATACAGACGCCTTAGAAGGTATATGGGGTGGCGTTGCAAAAAAAATTTTTATAGTAACCTTGGGGGCAACTTAAATATATATCCTAAATCTTCGTTACTTTGACTCAACTTTAATTGAAAGTTCAGGAGCTTGTATGTTTACTGTTTCTACGGATTCGCCTATTACTTTACCAAGGGAGTCTAGTATTTGTGCTGCTGTTTGTAATTGACCTTTTGATATAGCTTTGTTAAATAAGCGGACTCTCATTGCTTGTAAGCGTGGAAGCATATTTTCTCTATCTTTATCCCAATCTTCGGTATTCCAGTGTTTTACTCTACCCCAATCTTCCCAAGCTGTTGTTATAGAGATATTTTCAATTTTTGAATGTTCTATTACAAGCTGGCGAGTTGTTTTACCATCTAATTGGCGTGAATATAGGCGTTGAGCACGTTCTTGAACTTTTTCTGCTGTAGAGCGAGCAACAAATCTAGGTCTACCACGTTTATTAGCTTGAGCTACAGGAGGTGTTATATCGTTGGGAAAGGTAGAAGAAGCCACGGACTTAATCTGAGAGGGGTTAATAATCGAACTATAACCTAAAAATGGCAAAATAGGCTATAAATAGGGGGTATAGATTGAATTTTCTGTTATTTTTGAGTGTATGGCGGTAAGAAACGGACCAGAAATCAGTTTAAGATACGCACAGGGGGAGGTATTTAACTGTGATAAAAGATTTCGGGTGTTGGTTGCTGGAAGAAGGTTTGGTAAATCATATTTATCCTGTATTGAACTGCTTAGAGGAGCTATAAATCGACCTGGGGAGGTGTATTTCTATTGTGCTCCTACATATCGGATGGCAAAAGATATTGCGTGGAAAGAATTAAAAAGATTAGTGCCTAAAGTTTGGGTTCAAAGTAAGAATGAAACAGATTTAAGGTTGGAGTTAATAAATGGATCAACTATTGAGCTAAAGGGTACAGAAAATGCGATGGCATTAAGAGGAAGAAGTTTAGCTGGTGTTGTATTGGACGAAGCAGCGTTTATGGATCGAGATGTATGGGCAGAGGTAATTAGACCTGCTCTAGCTGATAAACAGGGTTGGGCATTGTTTATTAGTACTCCTGATGGCACTGCCAGTTGGTTTTATGATATGTGGTGTTTTTGTGGTGAGCAGGAGTGGGATGATTGGAAAAGATGGAGTTTTACGACTATTGAGGGAGGTAATGTTGCACCAGAAGAAGTAGAAGCTGCTAGGTCACAATTAGATGCGAGAACGTTTAGACAGGAATTTGAGGCTAGTTTTGAAAACCTTACTGGTTTGGTCGCTGTTAGCTTTAGCGATGACAATATTGATAAAGAAGTGCAAGACCTACATATGCTGCCATTGTTGTTGGGTTTAGATTTTAACGTTGACCCTATGGCCGGAATCTGTGCATACAAGC